CTCCAATTCCAGTAATAATTCCTTTAACATAACCATCAAGAACTGAAGTAATTCCAACTCCTGCTCCGATAGTTCCACTAATTGATTGGGTTATTCCATAACCTACAACTACACTGGATGTTGTTATTCCACTTAAAATTTGATCTGCTTTGCCGTCAATAATTGCAACTCTTAAATCATTTCCCCACGATCCTGGATTTCTTGCAGCAATAACTACATTTGATATAGGAGTTTCGTCATATCCCTTATCGATATAATCATCATAACTCTTAATTTTTATGCTGGTTGCAATGCCACTTGTACCAACATTTGCATTAACCAAACTTGTTCCGTCTGATCTCAAAACTAATAAATTTCCACCATACGCTAAAAAGGATGACGCAGTAAACCATGTTTCATAATGAGTTGCCGTACTACGTGGTTGTCCAAAACTCGCTAACAATTCTTGTTCATTTTGAATTAAAACTGAACTCTCAACTGGACCTTTTTCAAAAGGTGCAACAATTGCTGCTACAGTGTTTGATGTTGGATCAACTCTTCCAACGGTTACATCAACTTCTCTTACAATAACTCCAGGAGATGCTAAATTTAGTGGCATCTTGTTTTCCTCGTTTTTTCAGAAATATTCTAAAATTATTTATTAAAAAGAGTATTTCTGATGGGGAAATAACCCACGAACAATTACCAATCTGGATACTCTAATATTTCTGAAATATATTGTTTTTTAAAGTTGAGTTTTCTAGATTTTTTTATCCTATCTACCGTGCATTCTTTACATTCATAAGAATATGATGAGGGTAAAGATCCTCTATCTCTATATGACAAATAAAAATCATCTAATAAATTTTTTATTTGACCGCAGGATCTACATTTTCTTTCCAAAAATAAAAGATGTTCTAAATCTACTTGATCATCCAAATCCATTTAAATATAATCCCACATATAACTTCTATCACCATATTCGTCAAAATGCCAAGTATCACCATCATTATCGGTAAATGATGTTCCACTTTCCAATCCTGTAGATATAAATCCAAAAGGTGACATATCTGCTTCTATTTGATCTTCCTGCTCTTCATATATACGCTTTCTAATATCATCATTCGTCATCTCCTTAAAGTATGGTTGAGCAACTAACCAGGCAAAAATAACAAGACACATTACCAGATCATCATTACAACCTTCTTCTGCCATGAATGTGCTACTTTTCTGAATGAAAGTTGTCATTTCACTAATGATTTCATAATCATTTGTTAGTAACTTATCATCTTCTATCAGGGTTCTTAAATTAGAACAACCTAGTTTTTTAACTGCAGCAGTCATTCTAATACCAAGATAAGATTTCTTTCCACTAAATCCAGTTCCAACTATTTGCCCTGCTCTACCTCTCTGTGAACACATAAGAATATTGTCATATTCTAAATCATAATGTAAAATGCTTGCTATTTGATCTCCAATGTCATTAATTTCTACGAGTATCCATGCATGGTTATATGCCTTTGCAACAGGCTCTATAACACTTGGAAATAACATAGGTTTTATTTCATTATTCCTATACTTTGCTACAACTTTGTATGGAAATGCAGTTATATCTACAACTACAAAGGCAGAATAATCATTTCCTATTCCTCTAGCAACATCCACTGTAATCATGTAATTATGTTCCGGAATAGGATCTTCATAGATATCTAATCCTTTGTTTTTCTTTATAGGATCTTCGTAAACTAAATTTCTTAATTTTGAAGCATTTATAAGAGTATCGACAGATCCTAAAAATTCACACTCAAACTCAACTTTAAATTGTTGTTCTGAAGTGTTTGCAATTGTAGATGCCTTCCATTTTTCATCTCTTCCGGGAACTTCGGACCAGTGAACATCTGTTGGTACATATTCATTTTTACCTCTTTCTGCATCATGCCACTTGCGGTAAAAATGGTTCATACCACGTGGGGTAGAAACAATAATTACTTTTGTACTTTGACCAGATGAAATTGTGGGATATGTTGATGCAAAGAAATCATCTGCGATATGGTTTGGAATGAATGCAAATTCGTCCAAAAAGATGATGTTGTAAGATCCACCACGAACTGCTGAAGCACTTGTAGAAGCAGCTACTATTTTAGATCCGTTTTCTAACTCCAGAGAACCCCTGTTCCACTGAAGAACTCCTTGCTGCATCCACTTTGGTAAATTCTCATATGCGAGTTGTAGGCGCTGCAGGAGATCTCTGGCAGTTGATGCTTTGTTTGCTAATATTGCAATATTTACGTTATCATTAAAAACAGCATAGTGTAAAAGGTATGAAACACATGTAGTAGATTTACCCGTCTGTCGAGGCATCTTACAGATATTAAATCTGTGTTTGTGGAAATTATTGATTAATTTTTCTTGAAAGGGGTATAAACTAAAAGGAACTAAACCATGATCAAGAGAAACAATTTTGATATAATTTTTTGCAAAGTAAACAGGATCCTCTTTACATTTAAAGAACTCAATAATTTGTTCTTGAGTCCATGAAAATGAGGTATTTGCTCGCTTTAAATTTGGGTTTGATAAGTAAGCATCAGATTGCTTAAGTTGAATATCTTGAATTGACATAATAAGTTACCTACTAATTTCTTCCCAGTCCATAGACCCGTGAATATCTGCACCATTAGAATTGGAAGAAGCAACGAGAGAAAGTTCATAAGGTGTTCCTGTTAATGCATCCCTTTCCAACTGAAACTTAAATAATGCCTCTTTAAGAATATCAACTGGTGTTGAACCTTGATTAGACCCGTACAAATATCCAGATGCTAATATTCTTCCTCCAGTATAAGTTCCACCATCAATCTTATATTCAACAGCACTATCAATACCAGCATCGACCCAAGTTCCACCAACAGATGTTCCTGTCGCTCTTACTTGCCAGTTATAAACTGCATTGTTTGTAATACCAAGAATTGAAAGTGCAGTCATAATTACAATTGCATCCAATCTATTTGGCGTTGCTTTAAGGCGAATTGATAAAACAGTATAATAAGTTCCTGCAGTTGTTAAATCAACTGGTGTTTGAACAGGTGTTCCTGCTGCTTGCTGCAATCCACGAAGTTCATATCCACCCTCTGAAATTACAGTAGAACAAACTTGTTTAAGTGTGCTTGCACTGGTTGTAATTCCAGTATTTGCAATCTCATATCTCAAAGGTAATGATGCTGTTGTAATATAAGTTGATGTGATTAAGTTTGCGTGATGGAATGAATGGCAGTGAATAAATTTCCCATCAACTACAAAACCCAATCTAACTGTTCCAAGTCCCAACCATTCAATATCCATCCACAAAATTTGTGCTTTGGAAATATCTAATGTGACACCAGATGGATTGAGATGTCCTGCACCAAGCATTGTATCAATATTCCAGTTATTTTGCGAAATTTGTGTTGTTATTCCAGTAGATAAACTTCTTTCCGCAAAATATAAAGTGCTTCCATCAAGTTCCAGATACATTCCATTATCTGCACCAAAGTATCCTACTCTTTGGCGAAGATTTGCTTTTGCTGGGTTCATTACAAATGTATTCAATACCTGTAATGATTTTCCTGGTTGATAAGAGAATACTTTTGTAGTTTCTCTAATGACTGATGCGGTACTTCCCACCCCAACAGTCATATTAATCAAACCTTGTGCAGTTGAAAATCCAACTGTTGAACCAGTACCAACAACTAAACCACTCCAAAGATTATTATCTCTATATCTGTGCGAACTATCAAAAAGTGTGAGTGGGGTAGACATTCTTTGTCTACCAAATGCATCAGTTGCTATTGGTGGCAATTCAATATCAACTGATCCAGTAACTGGAAATGGATTTGAAGTGCTGACTGGTGAATTGTTGAGGTTGATTGATACTTGCCCAGTAGTTCCAATACTTACAGTATTCAGTAATGTTGAAATGCCAACTGGGAGATATGGAACAGTTAAAATGCTGCTTATCCCAACTTCTGTGATGTGAGTATGAACTGGATTTTCCGGAGTACTTGAAACATCTACAGTTGCTCCAATACTCACATCGCCATTAATTGTAATATTTGAACTTCCAAGAGATACTGGAAATGGGTTCTCAAAAGAAACTGGACTGCCATCTTTTGTGGCAATCATAGGTACTTCAAAAAGGGTCCTTTCTTGGTTTAGAAAGTCCTGTGTATTCTTATTCCACTGTGCCATTAATCATTCACCCCACGATAATTTTTCTGGTTGATATCTTTGTGTGTTTTTAATTTTTAAAGAACTTTGATTAGATGCTGGATAAATGTTATGAACAATTGCTCCTGGATACTCACCTTGAAGTTGTTCTGCGAGTTCATTTCTAGTCATCTCCTTCCCTTCAACTTCCATACGATATAGTTTCCCTTCCCAAACTACATCCGCAAAGAAAGATTCAGTTTCTTGTTCTGGTTCTGAAGAATTCATATAAAGATTGCCGTTAAAATCTCCGGCAATATTGATGCTTTCTGAAATAAACTGTCGAAAACTTTTCATTTGGTTTACCACTTTACTTTGTTTGCCCAATAGGCAGCAGACATTGGACCTTTGGCAATATTTTTTGCGTGTCTAGTTTGAAATCTATGACGACGACTTGCATACTCTTTTGATTCACCTTTTTTCTTTGGAGAACCTTTTACCCCTCTTTGCCCAAAACGAATAATCTTTTCTTTGCCACCAGAACATGCCTTAACAACATGAGATTTACCCGTGAGTGAATCACCCACGGGATCAGTCTTTGGGGAGTTGCACTTTATCTCCGATTTTTTTGCTTCAGTTACAAATTTACTAAATGTTTTTATTTTTTCTGGTTTGATTAAATCAATAAATTCAATAAAATCATTACCATTAGCGTCTTGAATAGTTACTGATTCTTTATTAAATCTTGGAAGATCAGTTCCTACAACTTTTTTAACTTTTTCTTTTGGTAACTGTGCCTGTTGTGCAGTGGACATTTTGCGTATTTTTGCCGCAGCAGAACTTGATTTTTGTACTGCTTTGTGACCAACTTCAAAACTAATACTTTCTGCCTTCATTTCACCACTATCTACATAATCTGCTGCACTATCTAGATAATCTGCTGCCTTTGTAATTTTTGATTGAACCCATGCTTCAATATTTCCTTCTCCCTTCATTTTCTTTTGAAGTCTTTTCGCAGCAGAAATAATAGTTGAAATTTCTGAACGAGCCATAGAATGCTCATGATCCTTTTCTTCATTTGCGGGATGGGGTTTATTGGGATCATAAGAATTTGATCCTAAAGCAACTGGTGAAGAAAACATGTCCCAATATTTTGGTCCATATTTACAAGCACTTCTAGTTTCTTCTTTTTGACATCTTGGGCAATACCTTACCATTTCAACTTGCTCTGGAACACAATTTGGAACTTCACGTCCATTTTTCATTTTTGTTCCCCTAGCAACTTTACCAGGCCAACACTTACTAGCACCTACATTTTTACGTGCCTGCTTCAATCCCTCTTCAATATCTAAAGTTTTTGGATATCCTTTTTCTCCAGGTTTTTTGGGAAATTTACCTGCCTTTCTGCGGGCATGAATATTTGCCCAAAGACCTTTTCCTTCAGTAACATCTTTAAATTTCTGATGTTCTTTTTTTGCAGATGCTTCCATTTTTTTAAGTCTTGTGTAGTAATCTGGTATTTCGTCCAAATGTTGAAGTGCTATCTCTTTAGCAAGTTCATGATCTTTCGTATGCTCATGTTCTATGGGTTCTCCTATATCCAACTGTTTCTGTATAAACGAAACATCAAGACGATGCTTTTTAGCAATCGCTTCAACAGTTTTAAATGGTTTTATTTTACCCACAGATAAATTTTCTTTACTCTTTATTATTTAGAAAACCTTGCTTTAGTAATTTAGATAACTCCGCAGTAGAACCAACAAATAAGGCATTATTTGTTACGTTGTTAGTGGTTCTTGTTGTTTCTTCTTCAACGTCTTTTAATTTTTTCTGTAAGTCTATCAATTTATCGGTAGTATCAGCAACGTTTTTAATAAGTTGTCCAGCAACTTCATACGCTCTTGGACTTCCACCTTCACCCGCAAGCTCCATGATTCCATTAATTGCTTCTTGCCCCTTTTCAATTAAGGAGTATAGATTTGCTCTTGTGTACTCATAATCTTTTTTTATATCATTTTCTTCAGTTTTGATAATTTCAATTTCACAATTTTTAGAATCACTTTCAATAATTTCACTACTGATGTTTAATGCTTTATCCAATTTATCGTAATTATTTTTCATATTATTTAAATGTCAGTTTGTTGTGCGGAACTGTATGTTCTGCTATCATCAAAATATTCCCAAGATCCATCAAATCCAAAATCATCATCTGGATCTGCATTTGCTGGATCTGGTTGAACAGTATATCTCATTTCACGTTTTGCAGAAACTATATCAGTGCTTGTATGAGTATCAACTTGAACTTTGCGAATTAATCCATCAGTTGTAGATGCAACAGGACCAAACAGATAAGTTTTTGCAGTAAACTGTAAAGTATAAATTAAAGCTCTTCTTGACGAAAAATCACCTTCATAATCATCTTGAAAAGAAATATTATCTAATACTACTGGTATATCTCTCTTTTCCCCAATAGAATCTACTAGATCTACTGTTAAATTAAATGATGGTTGAAAATATGGTAAAATTTGTTCTATAATCTGTAAGGAATCGTCATTTAATTTACTTAAAATATTTAATTCAAACCCAATATTATAAGGAACTGGTAAATAAACTTTTTTTAAATTTTGACCATCAGATGCTTTGAATGTTTGTGTAACTCCAGATTTTCTAGAAGAATCATATTGAATAGAGTTCATTTCAAAAGACATTCTTGGTAATGTAATTTGAACAGGTTTATTCAAATTTGCTTGTTGTTCTATTCTTGCTAGAAATTTTTGTGAAGGACCATAAGAAATAGGAACTCTTATTTCACTATAAGTATCTCCTTCAGCATCTTTATGCTTTATATACAATTGATTAAATAATGTTCCGAATGAAACAATTGTTTTTCTAATAATTTCGTGATAGTAATAAGTTCCTAGCATTAGTAATTACCAAATGGGTTTGACTCTGTGAAATCTAGAATTAGATCTGCCTCTTCTTCTATTTCATCGTTTTGTTCATATTTATCAGAAAATTCTGTTCCAGACGTTACTTTTAACGTATATCTTGCTGAAGAAGAAGTTCCAACTATCGTTTCTCCTGCTATAAACGTACCGTCAATTACACCAACTGTTAATACATTAGTATCTTTATCCCACGATTTAACTCTAGATGTTGTTCCAGACTCTAATCCACGTATGACTTCATTGAAAGAATAAGTTCCTATTCCAGTTAATAATGGTGGTGGAGCAATTGTTATTGTGGGTGTAGATGTATAACCAATTCCAGCATCACGAATTAATATTTGAGTTATAGATCCAGAAGATCCAACAACAGAAATTCCTGTAGCAGTAACACCAGTACCAACAGGTGGACTGCTAAATGTTACTAAAGGTGGTCTCACATAACCTTCACCGTATGTGGCAATACCAACAACTTTTGCACCATAAGATCCCTCTACTATTTCCGCAGTTGCTGCAGCACCAATACCACTCCCATTAGAATATATTGTTACTGATGGTATGGAAGTATATCCTGCTCCGGGATTAATTAATAATATTTCTTTAATTGAACATACACCACCCTTGCAAGTTGTTATAGCAACACCAGAAGCATCTATCCCACCCGCAGGTGCTGATGAAAAACCAACAGTTGGAATTCCAGTATATCCATTACCATCATTGTTTATGAATACTCTACGAACGTATCCACTAGAAATTCCGGCAGTTGCTGTTGTGGTTTGTCCAAATGAAAATAGTTGTAAAGACGTTATGTAACCTTGTTGCTGCAATGTTCCGTCTATTTCATCAACAGCAGTACTAACATCAGAGAATCCACCAATTTCATCTTCATATTCAAATAATTCACATTTTAATTCATAAACATAATTTTTTCCTAATTGATAAAAAGGTTGCTCATGCTCAACAAATTTAACTTCAAAAAGTCTTTGACCTAATGGAAAATATATAATATCTCCTTCTCTAGGACGCGTACTCAAAACTATTTCATTATCATCCATTCCTTCTAAAAATGGTGAAATAAAATCTTCAAATCGTTCTTTTGAAATAATCAATACTAATTCATCACGTAAACTCATTCCAAATTTAGTTAAAATATCTCCAGATCCACCATACCCTTCAAAATTACTCACATATGCTTCTATTGAAAAATTATCATCAAATCTTGATGTCGTAACTTCTCTAAAAATACTATCTTTTCTAACAAATTTTCTTGGTATATACAAAACTTCAACACCATATATTTTTAGGTGTTCGTTTATTAGTTCTTGTATTAATCTCTGTTCACCAGGAGATCCTTGTAGAAAAAAGGGATTTAATGCCATATTATCCGATTAAATCTAATGGTGGAAGTTCATATTCTAAAGTCATTCTTTGCTTAATATCTTCTAGTTCTCTTTCTGCATCTTCATATATCTCTCTTCCATTTAATTCTATCCCACCAGGAAGTTTTACACCTCTAAATTTAATTAAATTTTGACCCCACTGTCTTTTAATTAGAGCAGTTAAATATTTTTTAAGAAAACTATCATTGTATACTTTAGTAAAATCATTAGGATCTAATATTCTATAACAGTCTATGACAAGAAAATCTCCGGCATTATTACCTTCCCAATTAAAGTCCAAATATAATCTATTTTGTCTTTTATTAAATCTTATTTGTTTATCTGTTGTAAGTAAAAAATCAATATCTTCAAGGTATGATTTTACCATGGAATATTGAAGAAGTTCTATAGAACTAAAATAATATAAATCATTCAAAAATAATTGATATTTAATACTAAACATACCAGAAGATATTGTACTAGCATTAAATTTAAATATTTTTTCAACTCCTATCACAGAATCTGGAATTTGTATATAATTTGAAGATTCGTAAAAATTAAACGTTTTAGAAACCCCATTAATATTTGATGATGCGGTTGTTGTAACTATTCCAGAACCAACTGGGGATTTTGCCTTTCCGGATCCTCTATCTATATCATCTTGTGTTAATTGGTATTTTAAATACATTCTTTCAACACCATCAAAGTGTCTTTCATGAAAATATTGTAAGGCATCATCTACTGCATCATCAATTTGATCATCATCTACATTTATTTCTAATATAGGTGCCCCAAGTTTTCTTAAACAATAATCTACTAATTGTTGCCTTGATGTTGGTTTAGACATATTAGTTTACCTAGTAACTCCTTCTCTAACTAAAGCCATACCTTCAACAACTCTTGAAGTTGAATTATTGTTTGTTAATAAGACATCATAAACATATCTTCCTGGTTTTAATGCCGAAGTTATGCTAGATCCCAAACTAATTCTAATTTGCCCAGACTGTGCATTAACGATTGAGGTTGTAAAAGTTGTAACGCCCGTGCTTCCTGCCCATTTTCTCATTTGAGAGGAGACATTTGCCGAACTTAAATTCATTGCAGAATTAGTTGCACTATCTTCTAGAAAAAAATCTTGAGAGAATGATGTCCCAGAATTAATAATAAGATTACTTACATATATTGAGGCCATTTATTGTGATGCCATAAGTAATATATGAAATATTTATGTTTCATTTCCATGAATAAAAGACAAAGAAGATAAAACCTCTTGCTGCTTCAAATAAAGTTTATAGTAAGACTTTGCTATAGTTTTTAACTGTTCAATATCATCTATGCTGTCTATTTCTGATGCATATTTAAAATATTCAAAACTTTTACTTAAATTTTCTAACTCAATTTTATCAGGATCCATTTAATAACTCCTTCAATAAAGATTTAATTTCAGATAATTCCTTTTTCATTTCATCTAATTCATTTTTCTGCTTAAGTTTTTCATTACGCATTCTAATATAATTGTTATATTCGACAGTGTCTGTATTTAATATTGCTCCAGTTTCTTCATCTCTACATAAATTTTTGTGCCCTTCTATTGGTATCATCATGCTAATGCAATTGCTCTAATATCTTTAAATTTTAATGGTTTTGCCTCATTTGAACCACTCATAACTATCTTAATAACAAATCCAACAAATTGACCTAAATTATCTGCAGTAAATTCATATTCTGAATACTCACCTCCTGCAGTTGATCCAACAAAAAAGTCAGGTGTTCCATCATTTAAAGAGGTATCTATAATTGTATCACCAATTCCATCTCCATTTAAGTCTTTTAAATTACTGTATCCTGGAAAAAATTCATAAGTTTGCTCAATTCCACTAGAATCTGGTCTTATTAATTTATATAATACTCTAAAATCACTAGAAGATGATTTGAAGCAATTAGTTATTACTTTAAGAGACGACGCTGGTTTTAATAAATTAATTTGTTTTGAAATATATATTGATGAATGTGGATCGTTTAATAGGAGATTTGATCTGTCATCAGTCACATAATTTAAAATTGGAGTATTTAATTTATTCCTAATTAGTGCAACTGTGGAACCCTCAACTAAGTCTACTATAGGAGATACATTAGTATCTGTAGTTCTTAATGTTAAAGATATTAATAACGATTTTAATCTAGGTGTTGACTGAACATTATTAATTTCATTAATTCTTGAACATACTAATCTTGGAGAATCAAAATCATTTTTTGAATTTAATAAAATAGGGGAAAGACCCTGATCATTAAAAGAAGATTCGGATCCAGATGCACTAGTTCCAGAAACAGTTCTAATTGAACTAGTTATTGATGTTCCTCCTGGAGTAAGAGTATTAAATTTTGGAATAATTGAATTATATTGATAATTTTGAGTTGCTTTACAATTAGAACCACCAAATGTTTTTTCTTCAATAAAATTAGAATTTGGATAAAATTCTTTTGAAAACTGTAAATAATAAGAATCTGGAGTTTCCAATGAGTTTAAATAAGATGAATTTGGTTTTTTGTGTGTTGTGTTAATTCTATTTAAACCAACATTATTACATTCATATTTGTAAACCATGTCATTAGCACTGTGATTTCTCACTGTACTTCCATTTACACCTCTAGCAGATATTTGCAAGTACCCATTATTTACTGAACTATATGATATAATTTCATTATTAATTAACACATAACCAGTATTTACTCCCACAACCGGTGAGTTATCATAAGTATAGAATACGCTAGTATTTGCTATTGATATTTGATTAGATGATGAAGTAATATTAGATACTAATGGTTCTGGAGAAGTATCTGGAAAAACTCCACTAATTGTAATATAATTATTATTAGAGTGATGACCATGATTATAATGCTCTACTTTAAAAGTATTACCACTGTATAAATCACTATAAATTATAGGTGTTCTTATAACAGTTGTTCCTGCTAAAGAAACTTTAGTATTACTTTGATCGTAGTGAATCAAAGTATTACCTAATGGGATATCTCCTCCAGGAACATTTGTTAATAATAAAGTATCAGTTCCATTTATTGTAGAAACTGATATAAGTGCTCCAGAACCTGTAGAATTATAACCTGTTGCTATTCCTAACAAATCTCCAGGAGAATATCCACTTCCACCTTCAACTATAACTGTACTAGAAAGTTTATTATTAGTAAAAGTTAAGTTTGCGGTAGTATTGAATACATTTGGACCAAATCCCTTTATTGTATATAATGGTACATTTGAATAAGTTCCATTTGAATATCCGGCACCAACATTTGTTGTTGTTATTCCAGATATTTTTCCTCCAGATTTGTCAATAAATCCATAATTTCCCCCACTAAATTCTATTTTTTTACCAAAAGTATAGAAATTATTTAAATATGATGTGGTGATACCGACAATAAATTTTTTGGGAAACCCAGTTATTGGATTATTAACTAAAGTTTCATTATTTTTGTCGTAAAATTCTTCTGAAGAAGTATTTGATAAGATTGGATTTGTAAAGAATACTGTTCCTGATGATACAAATTGTGCTTTATATAATTTAAATTTTAAATCTTGTAATAGAGATGGAACCGGAGAAGTTCCATTTTGTGGTTTGTATAAATTTCCTCCTATAAATTGATTTGAGTATATAACTTGTTGAGAATTTGGATAATTTTGTGTGGTAACTGTTGCGTTATTAGATACTGCAGTCCAAATTGAATAAGATGAAGAAGATGGTGAATATACAGTTATACAATATTGCTTATTTCTTTCCAAGTATAAAGGTGAGGGTAGTTTAAAATTAGTTGCTATTGTACCATCGGATGAAGTATTAATTTGACTTGGTAATAATTGAACTCTGGCAAAGTCTTGTAATAATTTATTAGTTGGAGAACCCCCAAGATCAACTTCCCTAATTTCAACTGTTACTTTTTCAGAAGCGTCCTTATCTTTGAAAAATAAATCAATAGAAGTTAAAAATCCACCAGTATTATCAACTTTAAAAGTTTGAGACAAATAACTTTTTGAAGATAAAGGAGAATTTGTCAAAATTGGTCTTCTAATAATGCTATTATTAGAAAAATTAGCATTTTCTGTTAAGTAAAGAGTAGATTGGCATACACTTCTATTCAATTGAGTATAAGATGATTCTAATTTAAAAGTCTTATCGCCTACATTAAATGTAGAAGTTGGTTCTGGTTGTAAAAATGGATTATTAACAAAGAAAGAACCAATTAAATCGCCAAAATTATCTGATATTAAAGATTGAGATCCAACTACACATTGAGCACCACTAGTTTTTCCAACCAATATTAATCCTTCTCTAGCATACCCGTAAAATCTACCATCAGCACTATCAGATAAAGAATATGTATCTATATTTAAAACTGTTGTTGATTGTGAGTAATCCGAAAGAATTTCTGATTGTTGATATGGATTTAATGTATAAATTTCTGAAGGATTATTATAGTTTCCATACTTATGATTTGGCGAACATACTCTTGCAGAAAAAACTTTTACATTACCTTCATATCCCTCTACAGTTTCTCCAATATTAAATATTCCAGTTGTCATGGATATTTTTAATAATTTTGGAATAATATTAATATAACTAGATCCGTCAAAAGATGATGTATAGTTTGTTAGTGGGAATAAATTTGATGCTAAGAATTCAATATTTCTAGATCTCATTTTATTGCTATACTCACTATTTAAAAATAAATTAGTGAGATAAGAATTATTCCATCCACTTTGTGATCTTACGATAGATCCTTTATATGGATTTAAAGTTTTAACCCACAAATCTGTTGATGGGCGCAGTTTAAGATGACCATTATAATCAGATAACCCGTTAGGATTGATATTTTCAGAATCTGTTGCAAAAGGTTGAGATAAATCTCCCCATTCTATTTCTGAATAATTTAAACTAATTAAATCTCCACTTTTTTTAGTGTTTAAATCAACTAAATCTAAATTTGAAGAATAATCTACAGTTTCTAAATTAATGCTTTGGGATGGTAGTATTTGTGTTTTTAGGGAATGAATAGAAACATCAGTACTCATTTCACCTACATCAGAATTTATAGAAACCTTTGCATCTTTATTTGTATAGTCTATCCTACTGGAATCAATAAAACTATCTGCAAAAAATCCACACTTATATTTTGCCAAACCCAAACCTTGCGTATCTATAATTTGTAGAGATTTAACATCCAATTCTAACAAACTCAAAGAAGCAAAGTTTTCTAGTTTTTCAATCCTGTCTTCTAATTTAGTAATATCCTTCATCGTATATCTCTTATTTTCAATTAAAGATATTTTAATGTCTTCTATTCTATAAATATACGCTGGAATTTCTATTTTCGCAATATCCATAGCATCATCAATGGATGCTGGTTCTTGGGGATTTAAAGATGCAAATCCATTTATCAATTGGAAATTGCCATTTTTATTCAAAATAAGTTTATCTATTCTGGGAACGTAGTAAGAATAAGAAACTACAGTAGATTCATTTGGAGCAACAACTATTTGTGATGATTGTGAAGTAGAAAAAACTCTACTGGAAAAATCAAATGGAGAAGATGTTAATGATGTAAATTTTGATACTCTTGGTCTAAAATCTAAAACATCAGATGCTCTAACAGAGTCTTTTAAAATTGGAACATCGGATTTAAAATTATTGGTATTGTAACTATTTGCGGTATACAGATCTCCAGAATCAGACTCAGAAACCTCAAAAGAATTATAAATTACTAATAATTTTTTAGCCGGAGAATTTGTTCCTATATTTCGTACTATTTTTGAATAATCATAATATTGATCTTTTTGCCCCTTATCTAAAACAAAATCATTTGTTTTGTCTATATACGATCCTTTATAAATGTTTAATAAAGAAACTAATATTTTAGATTCTTCAAATGAAATGATATCGTTAATTTGGAATTTATTAGAATTTAAATATACAAAACTTATTTCAGAACTTTGTATATCTACTATTTGGGCAGCAGATCCGCTAGCAGAACCATATATTCTTTCACCAATAATTGCATTTGTTACTGATTCGCTTGGAAATACTAATTTATCTAATATTGGTGAACTTGAATTTGGAGATTCGTAAACACATAAAACTTTAGAAACATCAGGTACATTTAAGCATATTTCAATATCTTCAACTCTAGTTCCATAATGTTTACTAGTAGTTAATCCACTAATACCATTTGAAATTTCTAAAGAAGTTTTATCTATTAATAATTGTTGACTTCTTTTGTGTATTTTTGATTTACTTCTAATTAAATTTTTAGTTATTGTACATATAACTGCTACATTTGCTGATTGTGATGGTTTTAGACCATAAAATGTGATATCAGATCCATTATTTGTAATTTGAACTTTTTCCGATGTTAGAGTTTCAACAGATCCATCACTATAGAAAATAGAATATCTACTTGGAGAAAATGGTTCAAAATATCCATTGGATATTGAAAAGTCTCCAGAAACTCCCAAAGATAATTGTCCTAAAGCAGAAGTACTTTTTTGAGATACTTGTTTAACTAATGTTATTTTTGAAGACGATAGATCAACAGTAGATACATTTTTATTAGTTAAATTAACGTACAGATTAGATTTTTCTTTATTTTTAATAATGGATTCACCTAAAGAAAATGTAGCAGTAACGGAACTTCCTGATGGTAAAGAACCTAGACACACATTGTCAACAGATGGAACAGCTTCAACATGCATTCTTAAACCATCTTCACTTACAGATACAACTCTATTATAAGTTTCGGTTGATAATCCAGAAACTTGATATCTAATAATAGATTCCGTTTTTATTCCAACAAAACTGAGTCCGGATGAAGAAGTAACTGTACTAATTCCAGACAAACTTGGATTAATTGTTATTGTATCAGAAGGATTAAAAGTTGGTGTAACTATTTTTTGTAAAAATGCATCTGCTGAAAAATTTGTACTTAGACCACTCAAAGATAAATTAGTAGAATCTTGATATACTGATTTTATATCTTGTGGACCATAAACTTTAATATCAGATATAGTTCTAGTTAAATCTTTATTTGAATTAATAATTATTTGTTCATTTTTTACAAAAGAACCGGAAGTTTGATATACGTATAAAGTATTACCACTATTTGGATTTTCTGCCACATATCCAGAAGCTCCACTACTTAATCCTTTAACATGTGATGATACTGTTACTTGATTAGAAATATTTGCATTTAGTGTTAATCTAGTATATGTTTGTATGTCGTAAGTATATAAATTCCATTTTGATGATTTGTTTTGATATGTACTATCGCTTAAAGAAAAGGAATATATTCTGGCTTTTCCTATTGTAGTTCCTGTTCCTATAATATTACTTGACTTTCTTTTATTGAAAAATTTTACATCATAAGTATTTCCTACTCCTATTGCTGGACATCCAGATACGTTGTTTAGAACTACTAAATTTCCCATTTCAAATAAAACGGGAGATTGTAAAGATGTATTTAAAGATCTAGTTTTTCTAGAATCTAAAATTGTTGTTGATGATTTTTCTATATCGTTTCCGTTGACGTATGCCTTACCTGAAGAAATTTTGACACAAAATATATCTTCAGATGGAGTATTATTTTGCTCTGTCTTTTCGTTAGCAGTAAACAAACCTTTCTGATCTACTAAATTGTTTAAAGAATCTGCTACATCAACAAAAAATGGACTTAGGGAAAAATTTCCAGATTGTTCATATGTTCTTTTGGAAAGATATTCCTTTATTAAAGAATAATCGGTTGTATCCTTTATTTTTTTAACTACTCCGTTAGTTATTCTAATAATTTCAATAAAATTAGTATCATCATAATCATTCAAAAGTTGTTTTGCTAATTTAACTTTTAATTTAAATCTATCTGCCCCAGGCGCTGAATAATTTGTAAATCCTTTAGCATTATCATACAAACTATTATCATCATATGAACTTATAAATTCTTCAGAAATACTTAGACCAACTCTATATGATGGTGTATTTGAGTATTGATCTAATATTATAGTGTCTTTGTCTACAGTTACAAAAAGATCTCTTAAGTAATAAATTCCAGGAGAAATAGATACTGCGGATCCTATAGATGTAGAATTTGATTCTATCAAAGATGCTATTGTATTTCCAGAAGTGATGGTAGTATTTCCGTATTTAATCGTATCAAGTAAAGTTAAAGTTTCACCATCAATAAATCCTGAATTATTGAACGAAGAATTTGAATTTAAATACTTGACATATAAAGTAGTAACATTTTCTATTGAATCATTTCTAGATAAAACGTTTTGAACTACACAAGTAACTTGGGATACGTCTCCAAGTAATTTTTTACCTATTAATTCTTGATAATAAAATTCTACATCTAAACCCAAATGAATTGGATTTATTTTAACCGCATAGTAATTAGAATCATATGATATATCTCCAGGAACTACAACTGACCCATCTTTAAAAAGATTTTTTCCTATGGCAGAAATTTGATCTTGTAATATAGATTGTAATGTAGTTAATTCTCTTGCTTGAACTGGATATCCAGGCTTAAATAAAACCTTATAAAAATTTTTTGTTGCATCAAAATCATCAAAATATGGTGATAGATTTAAATTTGTTTTTGCCATTTTAATTTAAAATTCCAGTACGATTTTAATGTCTTCTTTTTGTTTTGGATTTCTATTGACAATAGGTCTATTGTCAATATAAATTATTTCACCAGATCTTTTATTTATTTCTGGTGTAGAAATGCCATTTACAAAATTTGTATTTAAATCAATTGATTTTGAATTAGAAATAAATAAATCACTTTCTTGAAATGATGGATCAATAGCAGCACTAAATCCATCTGATGTTGTTATTAGACCACCAGATGTAGAAAATCCTATAGGAGAAGATTGTGTAAATACAGTTTTAGAATCTTTTTGATCATATGATAAGTCATTAAAATATAAAGATCTATCTGTAAAGTATTTTAAAACCTTTGTTTCTGGATCATAAGAAGCTATATATCCAGTTGCCGTACCAACTCCAGTAATTGATTGGAATATTTTATTTCCAGGAATTGCTAATTGTGGAGAAGACACAGTATTTTCGTTTAATTTTAAAGAATATAAATTTGAAAATGTAGTGTCATAATATGTTGAAGATGCAGATCCTGCTATTGTTGGATTTTTAATAATTCCTATTTGTGCAAACTTAATATCTGTTGGAAAATCCTTTGTAGAATCATCAAATCTAGCATATATTAAAACTCGTTCACATCCTAATTCCGAGTATATATCATACCCATGCCCTCTTGATGGTGGTATTACTGGTATTAAATGTGCAAATGAAGTAGCTCCTTGATTTATAGGAGACAAATCAACTCTACCATAAGTATAGTTTTTTCCACCACTAGAAACTAAAACATCATTTATTCTTCCACCAACAACATCAACAATAACTTTTGCACCATCACCTATTATGTCTAAAGATTCTGTTGAAGAATTATAACCTGTTCCTGCATTTTCTATGTATACTTTTTTTATTTGGTTCTCGTTTACTAAAGAATCTCCACTAGTCCTAATAGATTTAATATCAGCATCATTTGTAGATGACCAATTTTCTGGAACTGGTATATACTCAATAGAATCAAATTTAACTATATCACTGGGAGAAACTGTAAATAAATATTTCCACAAATATCCATCTCCACTTTCTCCAGCTCTAGAGGGCTCTAAATCAACAAATAAAGGTTCATCCTGAGAGGGATTTCCTAATCTATTTGTTGATTTTGAACCATTATCTATACATAAGTAAACTCTATAATCTTTGTTAACTACATAATAATTTGCATCATATAGTCTATATGAACTAGTCTTTGGAGATGGATTCTGCACAGAATAATCGTGCCTATACATCTCATAAATTGTATTTTTCGACCACTGAACTTTTCTAATTAATCTTCTAACATTATCACTTGTTATTCTTTTTCCAAAAAGAATAGTATCTTTTACATGATTTAAGTAATTAAAATTATCTGTAGGGGATGGTATAGTAGAATCCCAATTAGAAGTTCTGCCAAAACCCACTGAAGAAGGGTTTGCTAAACCTAAAAATACATAATAAGAATTGTTTGGGTCCTGTACGGACTTTACAAAATTTTCAGAATTTAAAACCCTAAATTGATCAGTAACTATTGCCGACATTTATAATTAAATTACTTTATCTTTATTTATAATTTAATCCAAGAATATTTTTACTAATCCACCTAATTCTCGTAATCCATAACCTCTTCTTTGTATTGTTGGAAATGAAGATAATCCAGGGGATGTGGTATAAGATGATAAATCTATAGATAATGGATTAGTTTCTGATCTTTTTACTGAACTAAATTTGCCCCATGAAAATCTTCCTTTTATTGAAGATCCACTCGTATTAAGACCAACTACCGTTGTGTTATCCGAAATATTACATATTATTTCACCATTAAGATTTAAATTTACTATTTGGTGAATTTTGTATATGTTATCACAATAAGTATTTCCTATAGAAACAATTTCTAAGTTATTTGAATCAATAGATGTTATCCCATTTCCAATAGAAGTATCAAAAATATATATTGGATACCCAACAAGTAAATCACTTATATTTGAATCTTGATCATATGATGTAAAAAACTTAAGCGCCATGTAAGTTCCTATACCAGGACATGTTGTTATTCCCGTAATTATTCCAGAGAATCCTTGAACAAAATTAATATCAGTAACTAATTCATTAGTAGATCCAGAAACGGGTGCGATTACCTCTGGTGGATTTGAAGATGTATATCCATAACCTGGATTTACTATATCAATTGGTGTAGTAATTGTTCCTGCGGCAGAAACCGTTGCATATATTGTTGCATCTGTGCCCCCAATAGAAGAAACAGATCTTAGTTTTAGTAAAATACTATTACCAACACCGACTCCATTATATCCACTTCCTCCATCATTTACAGTAATCTTAGAAATTGTAGAAGCAACAGAAACTGTCGCAGTAAGTGCTGCAGATACTATTGTTTTGTGATTAATTATTAATCCACTAAAATTGGGAATATTGAGGTCAAAATCATTTTCTTCATATTTGAAAAATTGAGCATCATCAACAAATATTTCAGTGTCTGAACTTGAAATAGATTTTATTATTTTTGCAGTTGGAAAAACTTGAGATTCCAGGCTATCCCTATCTTTATATTGTGTAATTAAATTTGTAACAAGATCTGTTTTTTGAGGAATTAAGTCCATTGGTTTGGGATTCAATTCATCTATTCCTTCACCCAAATAAATTCCAGTTTCAAAAGAATCTGAAGAAGTTATAAAGGAAATTACTCTAGGATCTTGTCCGATAGTGAAAGGTAAATTTTCATTTTGCTTAATTTGTATTGAATCTCCTGGTTTAATAGTTGGATAGACATTTATTTCCACACTATCGACACCAATTGTTCCTCTATAGAAAAATATTGATATATTATCTTCAAATTTTGGTGGTTCAAAAAACTTAAATGTTGTCCCACCTTTATATTCATATGAGACTCCAGGTTCTTGTAAAACACCATTGATAAAAATTAATAATATTGTCGAAAAATCAATAATATCTGCTGCTGGATCTGTTTTACTGCGCTCAAAACTTAATAATTTATTGTCTTTTATAAGAGGAAATCTTGTTCTAGATCCATTTTGTAGTGATTTTATTGTATCAACAAAATCAAATTCACCAACCTGCCAAGCAGCAAAAGTATCACTTTTTACCTCAGTAACTGTAAATACTAATTCTTCTAATGGTTTACTAAGACCAGCAGAGGTTGTTAGACCATTTAATGTAAATACATCACCAAGTTCAAATGAATAACCTGGTTTTGTAATTATAAAATCACTAATATAAGAATAAGAAGATCCAATTCCAACTCTTTCTGAAGGTGAAGCAACGACAGTTATCGAAAGACCTATTCCAGTTGTGCTTGTGTTTCCAATAGAAGGTCTGTATAAACCTTTAATTGATAAGTTTTGATATGTTGGATCGGAAATAACTGCCATAGGATTGGAGTATCCTGTTCCACCATTAATGATACTAAAACTCGTAATTGATCCACCAGAACCAACATTAGCAATAATTGTTGCTGCAGACCCAACATGAGAAGTATCAGTAATTGCAACTGAAACGGAATTGAAATAACCAGATCCTTTAAATTCATCTCCAAAATCAAATCCAAATGAAGTTGTTAAAGATGATGCATTTGTTGTTAGTTTTGACAATGTTATTGAATTCACACCAACAGATGACACTAAAGTATCATTTTGTAATATATTAGTTATGTTTGGAACTTTTAGATTTACATATTGTGGAACAAATTTTATCTCATCAACATATTTGTTTAGAATATTCATAACTTTTTGATTAATTCTGATACTGTCAGTATTAATACCAGTTATTATATCTGTAGTTATTCCAATATTTCCAGTTGCTGCTAATCCAACTATTATTGAAGTTGTAAATCCAATAGATTTAATTGACCCACCAGCACCGACAGAAACATCTAAAACATCCGATGGAACTCCTATTAATGGAGCATATCCATAACCACCAGTAAATGCTAATGATACTAATACACCACCTTTTGGAAGATCATTTTGATTTATATCATAATCAACTGTAAATGTTTGTGATGTATTTGGTAATGTTATTCCTTTAAATCTTATACTAGAAATTCCACCAGAATTCAATATTTCATAATTATTGGTTGTATTATTTGTCGTATCTGGAGTCTGATATATGTCATTTAAAATTAAAATATTATTACCAGGAATAGCATCGGATACAGTTTTTCCTTGAGAATATAAAGTAAATGTTCTACCAACACCTGTAAATTGTAAAGATATATCATCATAAATTCTATTTGTCGAATAATCTTTTCTTAAATATACTCTACCATTAAAAGTTGATTTTGGAAGGGGTAAATAATTATCTGCAAGTAATGCATTATTTCCTTTACCATCTGGTGCTTCAGAGAACCAAATTTTATTTCCAACAATATTATAAGATCCTCTGTATATTCTAACATCAGAGTTATCGCTGTGTGTTGTGGATATACTGCCCAATGTTCCTCTATTAACATTACAAAGTGGAATAGTTCCCAATCCACTAATTGGACCATATACAGTAGTTCCAAATCCAACATTAATAACTGTCATATATTCATTATTAACTTTAAGTATATCAATTGGTTGAATGGAAGATATTCCAGATAATGAAATAAATGAAGTTCCCGCACTAACTAAACCTCCAATATTATTTGATAAAGTTTTTGACAATGGGGTATAACTTATTGGAGATTGTAAAACACCATTAACTGTCAACACAGTTTTTTCTAACTTTTTCTTCATCTCAAATTTATGAACATTTCCACCTCCAGAGTTAGTAAATGTAAATCCTATTCCATTTTTAGTTCCAGTTATTGTAAAATTATTTTCATCTATTTTTCTAGCATAAACAGTTGATGGGCAAATAGAAGTTATAATACCGACTTGGAACTGATTTCTGAAAGATGTAGCAGTAGCAACATTTGATAACGTTGCCGAATAATTTAAATTAGATGAATAATAAAGTATTCCGGAAGATGATGGTGGATATACTGATGAAGTTATAGAATTAATTCCGATAGAAATTATTGTCCCATATTGAGTATTATTTCCAGAATATATTCCAGATCCAACAGTTAGTATAGATGTATTTGAAATTCCAGTGATAACTGAAGATCCTGAAGAAACATTTCCAACAAAATAACTATATGTTAATCCTATACTAACAATACTAGTATTATCTGATATATTTGGTCCATTAATAATATTATCGCCTGTAGTAATAATGCCATCAGTCGAAGCAATTCCGGTTATGGTTTTAAATCCAACTATAGAGTCACCAGTAAAAATAGTTCCTCCCACTAGTGTAGATCCTATACCAACAGAAGATGCCGCAACACCAACTAGTGAAGAAGTGGGGGTATATATTAATTCTTCATTGTCCTCAAAAAAATGATTTCTTATTGTGAAAACACCTGTACTAAGATCTAATTGTCTTGTATTTTTGGGATTAAATGACTTTTCGAATATCGGTATTCTATTCCAATTTAAATCAAAATCTAATCTATCCTTTCCATAATTGTTAATAGATCCGTATTTATTGATATAAATTCTTTCTCTGGAAGCACCATATGATAATATTTCGGGAATGTTAAATTCATCATACTCGCTATAAATAAATTGATCAACAGACTGAACTAATATAGATGATTGTAAAAATTGATTGTCTGGATGAAATACTAAGTTGACTAAAGACCCATCATTATTTGATGAAAAAGTACCTATCCCATTAGATTGACCAACTGTTATAAAAGGATCACTTTGCAATTTAGTATATGTTTGATCTGAAATTACAATTACCTGATAAATTGCTATAGTAGAACCAACAGAAACTCTAACTAATGATTTTAATAAAGATTCTGTAGAACTATCAAAAGTCTTAATAGTTGTTATTCCGGTAATAAATCTATAATCACTTTCAATTCTAGAAGTTTTTTCCGATCCTGGAATTTGATCCTCTACTAAAAATCTATGTGTACCTTCACCTAATTCAGTTTTTCCAATTGCGACGGTTTTAGTTTTAATAATTAATTTATCATTTGTATTATTAATAAATGATAAATTAATTACACCAGAATTTACTGATAATCCAAAAGTTCCAATATACCCAGATGAATATCCCCCAAAATATTGGGAAGAATCGAAATAGTATTCTGCTAGATGAGTATTTTCACCATCGTAAGTTCCAACTACTTCATAATAATTTAGAGAATAGTCTCTAGTATTAATTATCAATGAAGATGATTGTATGGTATGATAATCAGAAGATAGAGCTCTAAAAACTGAAGTACTAAATCCTATTTGAGGACTTACTTCTTTAGATTCACTAAACAATCTAAGGAATCCATAATTTGTGATTCCAAATCCAGTTACATTATCTGGAGAAAAATATTCTCTATAAATTTTTATATCATAACTAGTTCCATAAGGATCAGATGGATTAAAAATTAAAGATGGATCCCCAACATTATTGATTTGACCTTCAAAATAACCAAGATCAAAATTTGTAAATATATTAGATTTATTTAACGTATATGTATTTTTAAAATCATTAAGAATAACTAAATCTGAAACCTGATATGATATTTCATCTTCCAATGTATTTTTAGTATTTGAAACTTGAACTAAAAATTTAGAATAAAAATCAGTTATATTATATGTAATAGATTCTAAAAACTCATCTTTATTAAATTCTGAGCTAGAAAAACTATTACTAATATCGTCAATTTGTAAAACTCTATTAGATCTGCATTCAATAAAGTTGGAAAGTTTTTTATTCAATAATCTAACATTTGAAGAGAAAAATTGTGTTGCTTCATAGTCAAAAGCAATATCATAATCTTTAATAATATCCACTCTTCTTTGATTATCTAAATTTAAAACTGTTGAAAGGGATGAAGTTCCCCCTATAGAAGTTTTTGCTCCGGAACTAAATCCTATTTCTCCAAAACTTTTAGTTCCTATTGGATGAACCAATTTATTTAAAGGTTCCGAATATCTATCATATTCTACATTACTCTTAATTGAATACGATAAATTTTGATAATAATCATTGTCAGGTAATGCTTGTGTATCTAAATTTAATTTTCCAACATCAGTAAGCCATCCCAAATTAGATTTGCTCGAAGAAAAATAATTAAATCTTCCGGAATATGAAACTACATCAGTTATTGTTGCCTGAGAATTTGAAAAAGCTCCTTTTATCCTATCAAATATTTTAATTTCTTGAGATGTTTTTGAAACATTAATTGAATCTTGAGAAGCATTCCTTATTTCTAAATCAGTTGGAATATTATTAACGTATAATGCTTCACCATCAAAAAATTTACTTTTTACTTGAACTATATCAAAAATTGGATATGATTTTTCATTTATTGCAGAACTATACGTAGTTTGACTTAATACCGGAATTCCGGGATTTAAAGTATATGGAGAAATATCATATTTTAAAACAGAATTTCCAGGGTCATTTATAAAATCTGTTACTCTAAAAAAGTTATACCCATGGTCTGTGGAATTAAATCCATCTCCAGGAAATGATATATTTCCAAATTCATCTTCTGATCTTCCTTTTTCTACGCCTTCTACAAAAATATAATCACCAACATCAAATGGGGGTGTTGTAAATCCATAAACTGGAGGAGTTCTAACTAATGCATGTACTATCCCATCTACACAAGTAGTGACACCAATAATACTAACACCATTGCTATTATTTACAGTATACAGACGATGAACGGAAGATCTTAATCCTTTTGGTCTAGATATTATTTTTACAGATCCTACTGAACTTCCATTTAAAGATAATTCTAATATTCCAGATTGTACTACTTCTCTCGATAGAGTATCAATTAAAACTAAATTAGGTTTTGATAATAAATTTTTTCCACCATCAATAACATTAATTTGTGAAATTTCCTCATTATCACTCAATATAAGTAAAGTGTTTAAATTTGCTGATGGGCGTAATGTTTTATCTGAAGGATAATCAAATCCATCATTCGAAATTTCTATTGATTTGTATTTTCCTATAGATTTTGTAGTTGCATTAATATATGCATTTTTTCCCGGTAATTTTTTAGAAAAAGAAGTATCTACTCCCACTATTCTCGGTATTTTTTTGTAACCGGACCCACCACTTAATAGTTTTAAAGATGCAATTGGGCCAACTGCATTCTTTGAAGACGTAGTATATTGAATATTAGAATTTTGATCAGTATATCCTAAAGATTCTGGTATTCTTTTTAATGAAATAGAAAAACTTGTATTGGAAGATTGATAAGCAATACAATTTTGTTGATTATAAAAACTATCAACAAAAATTATTTGATAATCTGATTCATTATCATTTGAAAAAATTGGATTATTGTCATTAAGTAAACAATAATATAATGGTGGCAAATTACCATCATAATTGAGTTTAAGTTCTGCGTTTATTCCAATAGTTCCACTTCTGGAAACATTAAATTGTGATGTTGCAGCAGTAGAAACAAAATTTCTATTAAAATTTTTATCATAAAAAAGATCAAATTTATAACCACTTAAAGATGAGTCTGATAGGTCAAATATTAAATCATTATTTCTTATTGATAATATTTGTGGATTAACTTTACTTATTTCTTGCCCAGAACCTCCAGAGTTTTGTATATTAATCTCATTTACTGGGAAAGAAATTGCATCTGAATTAGTTTCACATAATTTTATGCGATTACTGTCAACTTTATGAACATAATAAATTCCAGTTGAAATACCACCATTAACATAATTTGCAGCATTATAAAAAACTTTTTGACCAGTTTGAAATGTATGTGAAGGTAATGTAATAGTATTTTCATTTGTGCTAACTGAAGAAGATCCAAAAACTTGAGGATTTACCAGTAAAACATTAAAATTAGAATTATATTTTAATGTGCTTATTCCACTTAAATTTGGAATTACTTTAAGATCAATAAATTCTCCATTTTGTATACCATGATTAGTGTACGTATTAATAGTTGTTTTTATTTTAGATACAGTACCAGTTAAAACTTCAGATGAACTTAAAACAGATTCAAGTTTATAATCATATTTGTCAGAACCATTTGATGCAAAATATAATCCTGAAGATGATGTTGTAAGACCAACAGTTGTTACAATTCCAATAAAATCTTTTGATTTATTAATTACATATACATAGGAGTCTTCCGTAACTTCTGGAGGTAATGAAAATTCAAATCCAGATGAAGTATTAGAAACTAAAATAGAAGCACTCCCTAATGAAGGACTTGCTGATAACTTTACTAAATCATTTGTTTTAAATGGATGATTTGGTATGTAAATGCTTCTAGTTGGAACAGAAACTTGTTTAGAAAAATCTCCATAATACTGTGTTATTGAAGTTTCTTTACCTTCTAAAGTACCAACACCTACAGAATTAACAGGATTAAAATAAACTATAGATTTATTTTTAGATTCAAAATATTCTGAATTTAATTTTATTTTAAATATACAAGGTATTTCTTTTACTAAAGATGATAATGTATGAGATATTCCCGTTTGATTTCTAACACACCTTAGAATATTGTTTTCAAAAATATTTAAGATTCTAAATGTTTCATTATTAATAGAAATACTACTACCAATACTTACATTTGATAATGGTTTGTTTAAATAAACATCCGTTGTCACACCAACACTAGATGCTGGTGACAATTCTCTCATTAATAATGCATTTTCAGGTTCAACTATAATTTTGTGATTTCCTGCAAGATTTTTTATAGACGAAGTACTTAATCCACTAATCTCAACACTTTCTTGATCTAAAAGATTATGTGATGGTAAAATTTTTCCTACAATTGTATTTGAATTTTCCCAAGTAAATTCCACGTTTTCGTATAAATTATACGTCGTGTTTATTGACTGAATATCAGATCCATTTAATACTTTTTCAATTACACCCAACGCTCCAGTTCCACCAGTTCCTTCATTGTCAAAAATAATCTTATCACCAACACTATAGTTTTCTCCAGGAATTTGGACTATTAATCCATCTACTGATCCAGTTTCGACAGATTTAATTTCAGATTTTTGTTTTAAACCAAAATTTTTGGGTAAATAATAATTCCTAGAAAATTTTCTATTTATTCTATACGGGAATGTATTTCTTAATAAAGTTTCATCATCTAAATCTAAATTTTGGTCTAAATCAAAATTATCTTCTGGTTTTGACCTATAAGAATTTCCTATAAAATATGGAAACTCTGGAACTATTTCAGTTTTTGCAGCAGTGCTGATATCTAATTTAGTGCTTGAATAATATGCATATGTGCCATTTGGAAATTCTGGAGTTTTTGAAAATCTTCCATTATGTTCGTCAAGATCTCCAGAATTTGTAAAAGAATAGTCCTCTACAAAAAATCCAGGTGGTAAGTCTTGCAAAGATGGTCTATTGTAAACATTTTGTGGATTTAAAGTGTATCCACTTTTTAAAGGTACAATTTGAGACGAAAAATTAGAAGGATCTTCATATCCATATGGTCCATATATTGGATATCCATCCCTAGACCATCCTATTATTATAGAATGTAATGTATTTTTGTTCGGATCATTAAATTCTAAACCTTCTCTACTTGAATAATATCCATTTACTGCGTATGTTAAACCAGTTTTATCTTTATTTTCTAAGTAAAACTCGCCAGGATATCTATAATAATCATTGACGGTTAATGACCTTATAGTTGGAATAAGAACAGCTCCCTGTCCCGGTGTTGAAATAATAATACTTGTGTTATTATCATATCCAACTCCTTCATTTAATACAATTACAGATTCTATCAATCCATTAGTTACAACTGCTCTTAATTTACACCCTAATCCAGATCCAACAACTTCTAAATCTATGTTTTTGTCATAATCAAATCCTTTATTCTGAACTTGAACTGATACAACTTTGCCATTAATTAATAAAGGTTTTAATTGAGCTCCAGATCCTTTTTTAATAGTTACAATTGGATTTATGTTTAAATTTAATGCAGTTGATCCATAATCACTACCCTGATCATAGAGATATGCCCCAGTAACACTTCCTCTAACAATTGGAGTTAATTTTACCTCTGAAGAAATTCCAATGTACTCCGCAGTTAAATTTACTTCTATTGGTGGGTATGAAAAAATTTGATATCCACTACCGGAAGAATTAATACTGACAAATTTTCTTTTCAAATAGTTTAATTTACTACTTTCAGTTTCATTTTCTTCTTTTAAACCACCATCAGACAGTTTAAAATTATCCGAATCAATTTTTAATACATAGTACTTTTTATTAGTATCTAATCCATTAATTTGCTGCCCGTCAAACGAGTAGTTTATTAAATCTCCATCATTAAAATTATGATTTTTAAATCTTATAGTGTCTGTTTGGACTATTACATTGGAAGGTTTAACCTTTAAAACTTTATTAGTATAACCTTCTCCAGGATTAACTATTCTAACGTATGATAAAACTTTAATCGGATCATATAATCTAAATTTATGAATTCCATATGTATTTACTGTTGTTAAACCAACAGTATTAATACCACTAGTTAAATCATTTAAACTAGTGTAAATTTGAATACTAGTTGAATTTATAACTTTGGGATAATAAATTCCACCGTTTATTAGATATTCGCCACTATCTAAGTTAGATCCACCAAAGGATCCTATACCAATACCCAAATTTCCATTTGAATTGTATACTATTTTTTGTCCATCTAATAATGCATGTGGAGAACTAAAAGAAAAAGTATCGTTGGAGGGATTTATAGATCCTCCAAAATCTATCGTTTGCGCACTAAAAGTTATCTCTCTAAATTGTTTTTTTGTGATTGGATCAAAAACTGCGCCTTTTCCATTTCCACCCTTTGCTGATATTGAAATAACTCTTTCAATTCCAAATTGTTGAGGATCTACAAGCACATCTTTAAAATTTCCTGTCACTATTAAATTTAATAGTGCAGTTGTTCCAATACCCGTGTTTGGACTTGTTATTTCTGCTCTTGGTGGACTAATGACATCATAATTAAATCCTTGATTAGAAACATCAATTTTTTCTATTGGACCATAAAAAACTTTATCAGTAGATTTATAATTTATAATATCAACACCATTTATTAAAGATCCAATGATTCCCGGAGAAGTTTCAATATTTTTTTCGGATAAATCAAAATTTTGATTTATTGTAAATTTTTTAAGAGAATTAGAAGGTAATAAAATTTGAGATGCATGTTGAATAAGAACAAATCTATGGGATCCAATAGAATAATTTTTATCAAAACGTAAAAAATCTTTTACTGGTAAAAATGATGCTGCAGAATATAGACGTATTTTATTTTTTTGCGGTAAAACTTCGACTATAAATTCTGAATTATTTTGCAGTCCATTTATAGGAGAATCTGTAGTATAAAAATATTTTACTACATCTCCAGTTAAAAATGGAACTTCATTATCAAAAGAAAGTACTGTATATTTTCCTCCCAAAATTCCATCAAAAAATTCGTCACTATCATTATTTGAATTAATATTTTTTATAGATTGTTTAATATCTAATGTTATTTCTCTCGACGGTAACGAGTTAGACGCAACATACATTTCATTTTGTTCTGAAATGTATGTGTTTTGAACGTTCGAAATAACTTGTGGATATTTTATTGGAATAAAAGTACTAGATGCAAATTCATAATTTCTTCTAATATCTATTTTTTGTTGTGGTAATATTCCAAATATGGGAGAATCTAACGTTATTTCTCGCTGATTAATCGAAGTTACAACAACATTATCTAAAACTTTTTGTTCTGTGTCGGTTAATAAAATATCTACAAAATCACCTACCTTTAAGCTGCTCGGATGAGTGTCTTCATAAAGGGTTATTACTGGACTTCCAATAGAAAATTTTTGTATGTTATAACTAGATTTTGTATTATAAATCCAAGAATTAAATGCATACTCTTTAAATTCTTTTGTTGCTATATCATATCTAATATCAGATCCAAATTCTCCAACTTCTACAATATCATTTTCGGATAATAGAATAGAATTTTCTATTCCAGAAATACTAAACAAAGATCCAACTACTACAAATTCTACTTTTTTTTCTATATTTCCATTCTCATAACCATATAAAATATAATCTTTAAAATATAATTCTTTTCCAGGATTTATTGGACTAAAAACTCCAGAACATTCATAAAATTGATTGACACTTTTATTCTGATACGTAATTTCTTGTCCATTGCAAATAAATTTTCCAGAGTTTTCAAACCCTAATGTAGAATCAACCGTAATTGTTGAGGAACCAATAGAAACATTATTTGATACTTTAGTTTTTGGTGTGATTTTAAAATTACCCTCTATTAAATCATCATCACCATATCCATAAAATAAATGAATTTTATAAAGAGTTTTATTATTTTTTGTGGATATGTCAATTTTAGATATTGGGCCTGAAAAAGAACCATCTACACTTCTTATTTGCTGCCCAACTAATTTAAACGGATCACAATTTTCTGTAATTAAATCACAAACTACAATATTTCTACGTAAATATTCTCCAGAAGAAGGTTTTATTAAAAAGTTTTCAAGATTTATAATTTTTGGATCTTCATTAAACAAGACTTTAAAAAGAATCTTTATTGATTCATCAGTCCCTTTTGTTTGATAAAAACTTTTTATATTGGAAATGAAATTATTAATATCTAATTCTGGGGAGAAATCAAAATCTTCAAATCCTGGTGCAAAAAGATATTTTAACTTTTTATAGAACTCTTCTAAGAATAAAGAACTTAAGTTTGTTACTAATGAACCAGATTTGTGAGAAGAAGATTTTGTTGTTGTAAAAACTAACTCCTCTGGATTTGATACATTATTAAAAGAAGATATTCCAGAAAATCCACGGAAACAACCTAAAAGGGTGTTTCCTTCAATTCTTTCATATGTAATTATTTCATCATCAATTTTTAACAAACCATATTGTTTTGGAAATCCTTTTGTAGAAGAAAGAACTATATTATTAGATGTCGCTAATATATCAGAGGTAATAGTAATCTGTTCTCGATTTATTTTATCATTTAAAAAATCGAAATTTAAATACTGATCTAAATTCTCTATAATATCTGAAGGACCACCTTCAAATTCTTGAGAAATATAGTATTGCTTTAAGAAATCCAAAAATTTTGGATTTTCATCCAAAATAAATTCTGGTATTTGATTACTAATAATTTCGTTTACTTTTATTCTACTCTCAAAGTTTGTCGATATCATATTACCTCGTTATTTTACCGTTAGAATAACTTGAAGTTACTGGAAAATCAACTCCTGAAATTTGCTCACCAGAAACAATAGTATCTCTTAGCATATTTATGTTGTTTGCGCTAGTGTTTACGTCAAAAATAACGTATAAATCTTTTAGTCCTATTACATCATTTGATTCTGGATATGCCTGAACTTCAATTACACCATTTGGTAAAGAAGTTGAGGAAATATTGATCGTATTGATAAGTATTTCGCCAGTTTTGTAATCAACAGTGCCTATTGATTTTTTAACAATTTGGAATGTTTTTAAATCTTCTAATGGTTTAACTATTGTTAACTCTCCAATATCACTAGATGAAGCAACATCAACGAAGAAACAAGTTCCAGTTTCCCCCAAAATAGTAAATCCAGTGCTTTTAATGTTATATTTACCTAGTTCTTTATGGAATTGATTTCCAAAACATAACTCATACTGGGCAAAATTATTTAAAACACAATTTAAATTGCGTCTCATTTTAACTTTCGTAATATTTGAAGTTATAGAAGGATCAACATTATCAATTAGTTGAACAACTTTACTATATCTAAACCTACCAGAGAATTTATTAGATTGTATAGATTTTGCGTAATTATCCAATGATGTAATTACCTTTTCTTTTATTTCAGAGGGATTTAAAATTCTATTTGAATTGTAATAAATTGAACTATCTATTTCAACATAAAGAACTTTAAGATCCATTATCTGGTGATTTATTCCAATTACACCATATTTTTTTAATTTTTTAACAATATCTTGTTTCGTGAAGTCGGATAATCTATAAGAATCTTTTGGTTTAATACTTATGAAAACATTTCCGTACTGAGGTGGTTCCATAGTTTCACCTCCAATAACAGTTACTGCTTCTGCTTCTGGATATAAGTATTTTACTATAGATTCATAATCTACTGAAGTAACTGCTCTATATTGTGAAGAATACAGTCTAGGGGCAAAATACTTTATAGAATCTATAGATTCTATATCATTTCCACCAGTAGCTGGAGATAATGTAGTTATAGATACTGGTTGCGCAGGAGTTTGAATTTGGTCTAAATTATTAGTTAAAATGCCAGCAAATGAAAATAAAGATGGACCATCTCCGTTTTTGCCATCAGTGATGATATAACTAATTTCTACAGTAGATCCTCCCTCTATAGGTTTTCCCAAAATACCATCACCAAATAAGATTTGATACCTATTATCTTCTATCTCTTGTATCAAAAATATTTCAGAATTTCCATCAATTTCTGTTATATTATCAACTAAACTATATTTTAAACCATTAACTTTGACATTTAAGGTGCTAGTATCTATATTTTGATTATCTAAAATAAATTTACGAGTTGATTGATTAACATTAGTAAATTTTTGTGTAATTAAATTACCTTGATATATTTCAACTTCTGTAAAAGTTGCTATTGCTGAATTTGCATCAACTGTAGTAATTATATTGGAAGGTATTGAAAAAACATAATTAGTATTTTCTGAAGCGCCCACACAAACTAATCCAGATTTAAGTATAATTTGTGTAGGTGCTGTAGATACAGATCCTAAATTTACATTAAACGATATTTTTGCTTTTGAGCATGTTTTGGATCTAGGAACATAACCTACATTTCTTGCCAATGAAACTACATTTTCTCTAACAGTTGCAGAATCTAAAAAAGATTCATTAACTATCATATTTGCATTGAATGCTGTTATGTAAGTATTGTATGCAAGAACATCAATTAAGACGGATAAATTTGAACCTTCAAAATCAAAATCGGTGAAATTTGAATTTAACCGAAGGTAATCTTTTATTGATGTTTTAATCTGATCGAAATCCAGATTTGCAAATTTAGTAAAAGGCATTTTATCTGATTGCCTCTAAAATGTAGGTGAATGTTTGTCTTGGTGCAGTTTCACCAATAATATTAAAGTATATAATAATTTCAAAAGAATTTAAGTCTGGATAAGGAGTAACCTCAATCTCAACATCAGATACTCTTGGTTCAAAGTTTAATATTGCAACTTCTATATAATTTTTTAATATTGAAGCCGTACCAAAATCTATAAATTCAAATAAACTAGGTTTTATTTGAGATCCAAACAGAGGATTAAAAAATCTCTCACTTGGAACAGTTTGAATAATATTTTTTATAGACTTTTTAATCGCAGTTTCATTAGTCAAAACGAGAATATCTTTGGTAACTGGGTGCATATCAAAAGATAAACTAATATCTTTAAATCCTTTTGATATTCTCGTTATTGCCATTAAAGTATTAAATGATGTACTTTTTTTTATTTATACTAGGTCCATGGACGTCCGTAAATTGGCTCTGTTCCATAATCCCAATCATCATAATCTACATCATTTCTTATAGATTTGTGAGATGCTTCAGATAAATTGAATTTATTTTTTCCAATTTCATCGTGCATGATTTCCTGAATTACTTTTTTCTTTTCTGGAGAGGAATTGTAATCAGTCACTAATTTTGTGGTGCCCCACATTTGATGCATGTAGTTTTGATCTCTATCTACTGGTAAATTTGACATTTTAGCTCCTGTTTTTTGGTAAAAACAGAACTTTTTTTGGAAGGAGGTTGCTATCTCCCCTACCAGTATTTAACGATACAAGTATCTTAACTTATAATTGTCAGAATTTAGGTATTTTAACAGTTCAATAGCAATTAATTTTGGATTTCCTTCGCCACAGGTGTAAACATCTATTGCCAAACACCCATTTTCAGGCCATGTATGGCAAGAAACGTGACTTTCTGCGAGAGAAATCACGATTGTACACCCTTGAGGTACGAAACAATGTGAAAAAATGTTCAAAATAGTCATTTTTGCACGATTAATGCCCCTTTCCATTGCTTCTTGGAGAGATATGGCATCATTAATGAGGTTAGAATCGACATCATACACTTCGAGAAGAAGGTGATTTCCCATTGAAAACTGTTTCAATTCAATTTAGATAAAAAATTATTTATTTCTAATATTTTGAACCATTTCGTAGTCTTTTTCCAAGATTTTTTTTAGATATTCATCGTCCCAAAGATCATAATATCCAGTTTTTGCTAAAATTTTTCTCATTTTAGTCAAAAATTGTTCATTTTGATATAATATTAGGTTATAAAGTCCATTATTTGTTTGAACACCGTTAATAAAACTTACTTCATCTCTAAAATCATCAAAAAATTTGTATTTTGGATATAATTCATTCAATTCTTGAATTTTTTGATATCCATAATCTATATCTAAATCATCTTCAACTACAAAAATGACGACACCAAACTCTTCATCAAGAGGTTTGATATCGTCAATTGAACAATTTATAATTTTATATGTATTTGTTTTTGCAAAAGGGCATATCGAGAAACCTTTGAGGTCTGGATGAGATTTTTTTAGTTTATCAATCCACTCCTCAAGGTCATCAATCATCCTTTACCTTGACCTCTATACTTTTTACGAGCCTTATTGCGAGACGTGGCAGCATACTTGGTGCCGTCACCATCTCCCTGCCTTGTTTTCTTCGGAGGTCCAGGAATATAAGACGTGCGCTTATTCAGACCACCTTTTGCCTTTACTGCCATAATTAATCTCCTACAATTTCAGTTTGTATTTCAGAAGGGTTTGGAGAACCTGTCTTATAATATTGAAATGACAGGTCCTCCAAGATGTCGAAAAATTCTTGCTCTGTTAGATTAGTGTAGATTTTACGTCCTCTACACAGAATATTGTATTTTTCGTCAGATTTGTTAGACATCAAATAACTCTTGTTTTTTCGTGACCGACTCGTACACGTGGATCGCACCAGATTTCAAAGCCTGCTTCTTTTGCATCTAAACAGAAACTGACATCTTCTCCACACATATCTTGAACATCACCAGATTCAAAAACTTGCATCTTGGGAGCAAACCAAGGATACTTCATTTCAGAATGCTCAAATACTCCGTGCTTAATTAGCAACCAACCAAATCCAGTGTAATCAACAGTAAATGGTTTGCGGCGCTTTGAGATTGTTTCGAGAGTCTCATGATTCATAACTCCACCATTACTGCGGAAGTCTTCTTCATCTAACCAGTGTGCAACAGATGTAGTCATTCCGTCTTCTGTTACGTACCAACCTGCTGCGATGTCTTTGTCCATTAAGATTAATTGGAAAAACTTTTCAGTGTTGAATACAATATCAGAGTCAATCCAAAGTTGATAATCGTAATTAAGTTTTCCGTCCCAGGGAAGTTGATCAGGTCCACGAAGAACGTTTGCCCCCAAACACTTACAACGGGCAAAATTCACCATGGAACTATAATCTTGAGAAATTTGAATACTTGCCCCGTTCTGCACGAGATCGAAGCACATCTGCACAAAATTCTTCAAGAATGTATAAGAAACTCCTCTACCAGGAAGACAAAAAACAATTGATTTCCCACGAATAATTTCTCTTGCCTTTTCGTAATCAAATTCTGGTTCTGATGAGTTTGAGGCAACGGGTGCCTTTGCTTTTACCGTAAATCCTTTAGTCATAATAGGAATAATTTTACTTCAGTATCATACAGTATTATGTATAAAATGTCAATTTCTCTAATTTTTGTTTTCTTTCAAAATTATTTCATCTCCGTCAACCTTTAATTTTATTTCAGTATCTTCATACCATGAAAATTCATTCACAATCCACTCGGGAATTGTCACATAATACTGACCACTTACTGGATCAACTTGCAATAACTGGCAGTCCTCTTCAAAGTTCTTCTTCATTCCATTCTTTTTTACATTTTGTTTTATATAGCATATTTTAAAATTATAAGCGACCTGTGGGGGAATTTTTTATGGGGGAAATTTTTTTGGTTTCGGAGTATTATAAGTCTCATTTGGGTAACACTTTATAGATTAGGGGATCCATCGCTTTTAAGCCCACGCCCGCCGCCATCACGATACCGTTATACCATAATACTGCCATTTAGCACGAACGAACGGCATCACGCTAGCGTTATACTGTGCTGCGCTACGAACGAATGAAGGGGGGCGGTGTGCCCCCCCGTGCCGTCACTTCACGTCGCCCAGGGCGCTGTTGGCGGTGCTCATGCGGGTGCCCCTGCTGCCTGCTGCTCCGCCATGGGTGCGAACGCGGGTGCTGCCGCCTTTGATCTGATTTGCCCAGCGGTTGGCACGGGTGCCATGGGCAACGGGCAGGCGGGTGATGGTGAACTGGATGCCGTCGATGGTGGTGGTGGTCATCGGGTGCGGTGCGGTTTGCTCTGGAATTCTACAGGGTGGAGGGGAGGGAGTCAACCCTCCCCGTGGAAATCAGATCAGGTGATCTGCCAGATCCCAGCGGTGGATCGTGAACCCAGGGTGGCGCTGCTGGCAGGTAGCAAGTGCCTCAGCAGCGGTTGCTGCCCAAACAGAGATCACCTCGGGGAAGGGGTGGCAGTTGCCTTCCTGAATGCCGATGAACAGGAACTGATCAGCGAACACGTCTTCCCAGTCCTGCTCAGTGGGGATGTATGCCTCGTCGATCTGCTGCTGCTCGGTGAAGGCGGTCATCGGGTGCGTTGCGGTTTGCTCTGGAATTCTACAGGGTCGGGGGCGGATGGTCAACCCGCCCCCAGGAGATCAGATCGCCAGGGCGGCAGCGATGCGGTCCCGCTTGCGGATCGCGGTGGGCACGATGAACCAGAGGTCGCGCTTGCCGTTATCGCTGCGGGTGGCATCCAGGATGCCTGCCTTCTCCAGGTCAACCATCACGGCGTGGATGGTGCCCTTATGGCGGCGGGGGTCCATGCCCATGGCGCGAACCAGGTCGCTGCAGGTCATCGGGCCGTCGTTGATCAGGCGGGTGCGGATCGCGGTGCGGATGATGGAGGTCAGCATCGGGTGCGGTGCGGTTTGCTTTGGAATTCTACAGGGTGGGCGGGGCACCCGTCAAGGTGCCCCGTAGGGATCAGTACCCCAACCAGGTCAGCAGTTCGCCAGCGTCGATGCCGCCGATGCCCCAGCGGTCAGCAGTGCCGTACTCCTGCAGGAACTCATTCACACTGCCGTGAAGGTCGGCAGCATACAGGGCGTCGTCATAGGTGATGCATCCGCAGTCGTCAGCGATGTGCAGCAGTTGCTCGGTGAAGGTCTCAGGCATGGTTCCCTTGCGGTGTACTCCAGAATTCTACAGGGTCAGGGGGCAGGGGTCAACCCTCCAGGGGCACCACGTCGTCGGCGTAGCGTTCGGCGTAACGTGCTGCCCACCAGTACCCTTCGGCAGGGTTGATCTGCCCAGCGAAGCGATCCTGGGGGGCATACTCAGTCTTACGGGCAACCCACATGGTTTCGCGGGTTTCCAGGTTAGAGCAGGCGGAGAAGATTGCCATGGGGGGGGGTGTCGGTTGCTTGGGTACTGTAGCAGATCAGAAGCGCACTGCCCAGTTCGGATCGGTCAGGCAGTTCACCCAGGCGCACCAGGTGCGGTTGCTGCTCACGCAGAACAGGTCGTTGCCCTGGCGCTGCTCAACCACCACCACGGGGTCGCCTGCCATCTGGTTTGCCAGGCGGTTCTTCGCCTTGGCAGAGATGGGGGTCAGGGTCACGGTCATCGGTCGGTTGCGGTTGAGAGAACTGTAGTCTATGGGTGGGGCAGGCGTCAACCTGCCCCGTGAGGATCAGATCCTCTCCAGATCGCCGTGCTGCAGAGCACGGTGGAGCAGGCGGCCCCAGGAGGTTGCCTCCCGTGCCTCGGGATCCTGCAGGAGGTCAGTCCAGCGAGCAGCAGCGCCGTCATCCTCAAAGGCGAAGCGGTATTCGGTGCTGCTGCTGGTGTAGGTCACCAGCAGGTCGAAGGTGCCCTGCAGGTCACCTGGCACGATCGCCAGGTGGGAGATGGCGCTGCTGTTCACAGAGGCGGC